GTGACGGAGTGATCCCAAGAAAGGGCACGCCCGCCGCCATGTGCACGAGCCAGGTGATCAGCAGATCGCTCTTGCCGACTTTTGGTGCGCCGCCCAGCACGAGGAGACCGCCCGGCGTCAGCACACGGGGCGCAATGATGTCGCCCGGCATCGGGCTGGTGTCGTCGAGCAGTGCGCCGAGCGTGAAGGTGGGAAGCTCGTTCGGCGCAGGCGCTGCACTGCCGAGGCGGATCAGCGGCGGCCCGTGTTTGTCGACATGGATGGACCAGAGCCGCTCGGACTCGCGCTTCAGGCGCTCCACCGGCCAGGCCGGGCGCAGCATGGCGGCGTTGTATTCGCAGATCGCCTGCCAGCCTTCGTCCTTCGACAGCCGGCCGTCATGCACCATGCGAATGTAGTGGCCGATTGCCGCCGAAGCGCCCTCGAAGCGCGACCAGTCATCCCGCGCGCCCTCGCGCACCGGTGTCACCAGCACATCGGCGACGGCCGGCTTGTCGGACGCTGAAAAGTCGGGCGTGAGCGAAATGCCCGGCGCAGGCGGCATGTCGGTGACGGCTTCGATGAAGTCGTCGAGATCGCGCTCGAAGCCAGCATTCAACTCGACGATCCGGACCTGTGTCCTGAGACTGTTCTTGTAATAGATCGAGCCTGCCACACGGATCGGCTGATGCGCCGAGCGGAAATGCGTATCGCCGCCGATCTTCGCGGCAATGTCGCCGCGCAGACGGCAGATGCGGGCGATGTCGTCACCCTCGGCGGGTTCGTTCAGCTTCCACCAGACATGGGCCTTGCGCTGGCCCTCGGGCGTCGCCCCGCCGCTTTCCACCACCATGGTCGGCGGGCCGAGATGACGCTCGAGATGGGCGCGCTTGGCGGCGATGTTGCCGGTGTCGATATCGACCACCACAGTCTGCATCTGCAGGATGTCGGCGGCTTTGGCCTGACCCTTGGCAGCAACGGTGCCGGGGATCACATAGACGGCCGCACCCTCGCGACCGGCCCATGCGGCAAAGGTCGCCATCTTGTCGGCAACCGAGCGGTCGGCATCGATCCAGATGTTATGCGGACGGCCATCAAACCCCTGACCCTTGTCGATGAAGCTGCGGACCGGGATCAGACCTTCGCAGTAGCCGAACACCACCTCCATGAACTGCGCGATCTGGTCGGGATCTGGCTCGTCGCCGAACACATCGACTTGCACCGGCGCGTCATTGAAGTCGCGCCAGGGATTGAAATGAACGATCTCGCCGGCCACGGGCTGTTCGGGAGAACTGGTCATGTCGTCGTCACGCTCGCCGCTCATGCGGGCTGCTCCCAGCAGCGGCTGACCCACGGGCAGAAGCGGCATTCGTGGAAATCGCGATTGCTGGCGATGCGCGGCAGCAATTCGCCCGCATCGGTCGCCTGCAGAATGCGCACGCCACGGTCGGACATGCGCTGCGCCAGAGCGGCATCGAACGGCACCAGCTCGTGGTGGAGTTCGGCGGTATCCTTGTTGATGGCGGTGAACAGCGCCGGCGCGGCACTGATGCCGGGGACGGTTCCTTCCATGTAGGCCTGATAGACCGCGATCTGAGCGGCATAGACGGGTTTCGACTTCGTTACGCCGTCCTTGGCGCAAGCACGCCAGTTCTTCGCGTTCATGGTCTTGCATTCCCACAGCGCGGGAACGGCGAGGCCAAAACCTTGTGGCCCGGCAGCGATGATGCCGTCGACATGGCCACGGATGCGGCCGCCGGCGGCGGAAAAACCGAACTGACCACCATCGGGCCGATTGCCCTTGCGGGTGTAGAGGTCGAAGCCCGCGGTCCGCAGCCACTGGGTGGCGAGGTCTTCGAGCGCATGGCCCATGGCGAAGATGCGCAGCGTCTGGCCAGTAAAGCCGGCGCCGTCATCCTTTGGCGTGGCGGTGAACTCGAATTGCAGGGCGCGCTCACAGGCATGCCCGAGGCGTGAGCCGCCAAGGTAGTTGCGTGGCGGTGTGACGGCGTGATCTGCCTCGAGGGCGGCATCGATCAGGTTGGTGATCCGCTCGCCCGGCTTCGGTTTGTGATTAAAGTCCAGCATCAGAACGGCACCTCGGGATCGGCGGCGCGATTGGCGGCGACGTATTCACGAAGCGCGTCCTGGAAGCTGGTGACAGTGACATCGATCAGGGTGAGCACCTGCGGCTCCGAGAGATCGGCGAGCCGGGTCTGCCAGCCGATCTCCTCCATGATCTCGGCGACGGGTTTCATGGTGCTGCGGACTGCAGCCTGTTCGGCGAGCGTCGGGTCGATCATCATGCCGCCCTCGCCAGGTCCTGCCGGTCGGCACCGAAGACGAGGCTGCGGATGGCGGCGCGGTTGAACTGGAAGGACAGCAGCGCCGAAGCCTGGTAGCGGGTCAACCCGAAATCATGCCGGTAGTCGGCCGGCAGGTATGCAAGCTGCCGGTCGGTCGGCGGCTGCGACAACCAGCGCCTGGTCTTGTGCGCGCTCTCGTCGGATTCGTGCTCGTTCAGCCAGTCATCGGCGGCGGCGAGGCACACCATGCGCTCGCCGATCGACAACAGACGCGCCTCGATCCCCTTGGCGGCGCCGACGGCATGCCAGCGGCCATTGAGGAAGAAGGCACCGGCCCAGGCGGAGAACCCGTTGGCCATCAGTGCGGCATCGTCACCGAACAGGTCGCACCAGCGGAAGCTCGACCGCTTCAGCAGGTCGATCTCCGACATGACGAAATCGCCGAGCGGAACATTGTCGCCGTCATCGTCGATGTTGTCGAAGACGAAGCCACAGAGCGGGCATTCCTGACAGCCGAGCGGGATGTCCGCCTCACATTGCGGGCAGCATTTCGTCGGCGCGTCGTCGGAGGCTTCGTGACCGACGAGATCGACCTCCTGCTCGAGCGAACCATGCATCAAGCTCGAAGTGCCGAAATCGAGCACCACGCAGTCGGTCTTGACGACGCCCGGATGCTCGTTGGGATCGACGGTCCTCAAGCCTCGCCCGACCATCTGGATCATCGTCGATTTGTATGAGGATGGCCGCAGCAGCAGGACGCAGGAGGTTGGTGGGTGGTCCCAGCCCTCGGTCAGCACGGCCACATTGACGACGACCTGGATGTCACCGACGGCATAGGCGGCAAGCGCAGCCTTGCGCTCGCCGTCACCCATCTCGCCATGAACGAGAGCTGCGGCGACACCGGCCTCGTTGAAGGCGTCGGCAACGCTACGGGCATGGTCGACCGTCGAGCAGAACACCACGGTCTGCCGCTCGGCGGCCTTCTCCTGCCAGTGTCGGATGACGGCATCGGTGACCGGTGCGCGATTCATGATGCGCTCGACTTCGCCCATGTCGAAGTCGCTGGCGGTCTTCCTGACCTTGGCCAGGTCGTCCCTGACGCCGACGTCGATGACGAAGGTGCGCGGCGGCACCAGATGACCCGAGCGGATCAGTTCGCCGATGCGGATCTGGTCGGCGACATTGGAGAAGACCTCGCGCAAGCCCTTGCGGTCGCCGCGATTTGGCGTGGCGGTGACGCCGAAGATGCGGCAGGAAGAGTTGCGCTTCAGCGCCTGGTCGATGATGCGCCGGTAGCTGTCCGCCGTGGCGTGATGCGCCTCGTCGATCACCAGCAGATCGAGCGCCGGCATGCTGGCAAGATTGGTGGAACGCGACAGCGTCGGCACCATGGCGAAGGTGACCCGTCCACCCCAGGATTTTTGACCCGCATCGACCACCGAGGTGGTGATGTCGGGATTGACCCGGGCGAACTTTTCCCGGTTCTGCGCGGTCAATTCATCGCGGTGGGCAAGCACCGCCGCCTTGGCGTCGCTATCGCCGATCATCTTGCCGGCGACGGCGGACAACATGATGGTCTTGCCGGCCCCGGTCGGAGCCACGCCCAGCGTGTTGGGGTGGGCGCCGAGCGCGGCGACGCTGCGCACGACAAAGAGTTTCTGGCGAGGGCGAAGCAGCATGGCCGGTCCCCGCGCTACTGTGCCCAGGAGGGGCGGCCCGATGGTGTCGCGCTCTGCTGCTTTGCCGCAGCATAGGCATTGCCCTGTGCGGCGCTGGTTGGGCTGGTTTGCGGCGTCGCCGGGACGAGCCCCATAATTGCGGCATAGTCCTTGTGGTTGGCGGTGACGGCGGAGCGGACCTCGTTCTTGTCGTCGCCATTGGTGTCGGTGCCGACGTCAATGCGGGCGACGAATTCCAGCCCGTCGAGATCGACAAAGCCGGAAATGCGGCGCGCGGCCTGTGCCGCCTCGCTCTGGTCCTTGTCGGAAAGACCACGGGCCGAGTTCAGCATGCCGCGGATCAGGCCGCGCCCCATATTGGCCCATTCGGGCCCCTTGGGGCTGTAGAGTCCGATCAGCATGAAGATCTTGCGCCGCGCGTACTGACCTTCGAGCACGGTGAACTCGCCATTGAGATAGACGGCGCCGGTCGAGCCGCGCGTGGCGTAGCCGCCAGTCCAGCCCTGCGACGGATCGTCGAAACCGCCCGGGCGGATGGTCAACCGCACCTTGGCCAGCGTGCCCTTGGGAATGAGATTGGTGTTGGACTGGGCGTCGTTGAAATCGTTCCATGCCGACATGGGTCAGGCTCCTTGTTCTTGAGCTGGGGAGGAGGATTGGATGAAGGCGGCTGTCGCCGGCGCGGCGAAAGCCTGGCGCGCGGCATTGCGGATCTTGTCCATCAGCC